AATAATGATTGCACAAAATGATGCTATACAGATTCTGTTAGATAATGCAAACACATATGCGGAACGTAGAGAAGTTCTCGCTTTAACTGAAGCAGAACTCAATAACGTTAATAATAATATGGTTGGCAAATTATTTAAATCTGCTATTGATAAATCTTATGTAGATTTTGACGATATTCCTGATTCAAAGGGTGATATTACAAAATATAGCGGATATAAGACAATGGCAGAAACTTTAAAAACAATTGGTGATATTGCTACTCGTTCAAATATTAAAATGAACGAATTAAGTATTATCGAAAAGGCTATTTCAAATATAATAGCATACCGAGAACAATTTGAAAAAGGTTTTAAACTTAATAAAGATTTTATTATTTTACAATATAACACTTTAGTTGCTATGTGTGTAGAATCAACTACTTTATTAATGGTATCTCTTGTAGATTATATTAAGAGAGTCGATAAGCTTGAATTTACTGTTGTAAATTCAAAGATTAATATCGGCGGAATTTCTATAACAAATCTCGATAAATTCAACAAATCTGTTGCTAATGGAGATTTTTCTAAAGTTATTAACTCCGTTATCAAATCAGGTGCACAAGGATTTACTGGGGTAAGTTTAGCAATACCTGCTGCTATTATAGTAGGCTCTATATTATTAGTAAATATCATTCGTGAAGCTATATTTTATTTCTATCAGTCAAGAATGAAATTGTCTGATTTCTTAAATACTCAGGCAATGTTCCTTGAATTGAATAGAAATAATTTAGAAGCTAACGCTGCAGGATTGCCTGCTGCTAAAAAAAATGAAATTATAAAGAAACAAGAAAAATTAATCGGTAAGTTGAGAAACGTGGCTGATAAAGTTAAAGTAAACAGTAAAATGGCAGAAGATAAGTCTAAAACTGATATTAAGAAAGAAAATGAAGGTTGGAAAATAGCAGATATCAAGACTGATTCAGTTCAGACAGATAAGACTGGTTTCCAATTATTATAACATTAATATAAAAAAATAATGAAAGGATGATAGTAAATGGCTATATTTACAAATAAAACATCTACTTATGATGATTTTGAACTTCCAGTAGTTGAAGGCTATGAAGCTGAAACTAATGGAAATATGGATGCTTGCATTGAATGCTTTGAGGACCAGCTTGCTGTTATTGAAGCTATGCATGCATTAGACCTTGCTGAAATGAAGCTTGGTGCTAAAATCACAGCTATGAGAGAAGCTGATGAGGATGCAGAAGAAATCGAAGAAGCAGAAAAAGAACTTGAAGAAGTTACAGAAGCTTCTTTAAAAGACATTTGGGCTAAGATCAGAGAAATGCTTTCTAAGCTTTGGGCTAAGATTAAAGCATTCTTTGCTAACGTAGTTAAATTCTTCGATGGCTTATTCTTAAATGGTAAGAAATTTGCTGAGAAGTATGAAAAACAGTTAAATGCTGTTGGTAAGATTGATTATGAGTGCTTTATTTATACAACTGATTCAAATGAAAGTGTTAATGATATTAAAGACACAGAAAATGGTTTAAACGAACTCATCTCAGAAATTCAGAATACTAAAGACGAATCCGCTATTCCTGAATTAAAAGAGGCTATGAAAGAATTCACTGAAGAAAAAGATAAAATGATGGATGAGGTGCGAGCAGAATCTGTTCATAAATCTGGTGCGATAAAATCAGAAGATTACCAAAAAGAATTATATATGTTCTTTAGAAATGGTAAAGATTATAAAGAAAAAATATCTGTTGATGTTAAAGCAGTTGTTAACTGGCTTAAAACAAATAAAGCTAAAGATACTATTAAGAAATTTCAAAATGCATCGGATGCAGCATTTAATAATATTATTAATAAAGCTAAGAGTGCTGAAAATGCTGCTAATCGTGAAGGCGGAGAATTAGGTTCTGCTAAAGCGAGTGCATTTAATGCGGCAGTATCCGTTTTCACTGCATTCCAAACAATAAATAATACCTATATTAATGCTTGGAAATCTGCAGTTAATGAGCAAACAAGCACATATAAGAGCATCTGTGTTGCTGCTCTCTCTAAGAAAAATCAGAAAAAAGATTAATTAATAGTATATAGAAAGGAATGAAAGTACATGGCTATATTTACATCTAATAAAGTTTTAACTGAAAACGTAAATCTTCCTGAAGTTGGAGAAATTATGCCTACTATGGAAGCCAGCGATCAGATACTTTATGAATTTGCTGAAGATATGTATAAAATAAATGCAGCACTTTATGTATCAGACGTTATCATCGAACAGTCTGTTATGGAAGGTGCTGAAAATCCTGAAGCATTACTCGAAAATGTTGTAGGTGATTTCTTTAAGAAAATCGTTGAAGCATTTAAAAAGCTTTGGGCTAAAATTAAAGCTTGGTTTAAAGAAGTTATCAAGACTCTTGAAGTACAATTCATGAGTGGTGAAAAGTTCATTAAGAAGTACAAGAAAGAACTTGAAGACAAGAAAGCTACAGGCTTTAACTACAAGGGTTATAAGTATGACGTTGCTAAGATGGAAAAATCTATCGATGACGTTGCTAAGAAAGCATCAGGTTATACTAACACAGATTTAGGAAACCTCGATAAAATCACTAAAGAAGATCTTGAAAAGAGATTAGGTGATGTTGCTCAGTTAAGTGGTTCTGAATTCGTTGAAAAAGTATTCGGTAAAGCTATTACTGATATCAAAGCAGATATTACTAGAGATTTACGCGGAAACATTGATAAAGAACTTGAACTTAAAGACTTCGAAGGAAACAGCAAATCAGAAATGATTTCATTCGTTGAAGGATTCAAGAAATGTATCGAAGCGGTTAAGAAAGATGCTGCTGAAGCAGATAAGAACTTATCAAACTGCATTAAGAAAATTGAATCCGCTGGTAAATCTTACAAGGGCGAAGAAACAGGTATTACTGGTGTTGTTAGTACAGTTGCAACTAACCTTAAAGCATGTATCTCTGTTGCACAGAACATGTATTCACTTAAACAGCAGGCGTATAAAGAAGTATACAGACAGTATGTTCATATTCTTAAGAAATACCTTACATTCAAACCTGCTAAAGAATCTGCAGTTGAAACTGGAACTGGCGCTAAGTCAATTCTTGAATCTGCAATGGATTTAATCTAATTGATTAAATATATAGATGATTGGTATTCTTTACCAATCATCTATTTTTTATTACTACATGATTTTCCTAACATTAAGAAAATCATTAAATATATAGGATATATGGTAGCATTCCATATATCCTATATATTATTTTATTTTTTTAAATACTGTTTTGGCTCTCACTGTATACTCGAGACCCTGTTTATCAAATGTATAAATAACATTACTTAATCTGTAAGAACCGCCGCGCTGTTTCTGTATAGCTGTATCTTCAAATATAAATGTGAATTTTTTATTAGGAGTCAATGCTTCCATATCGATATTTTGTAATGTTAATTTCAATATACCATCATTCTCTAATTTTCTATATTCCATACTCTTCTTTGTGAATGGATTATTGAAATTATCAATTAATATTTTTTTCGTACCAGAACCTCTTTGTTGTACACTAGGAGTTACATTAGTAACATTTCCGGTACCAGCATCAATAACAACCATATCATTACCAGACAATTGATCGTCTACTATGGATGATGTTATCATCTCTATACTATCTTTTGCTGCATGGATTATATACTTTTTATTATCTTCATCACGAATACATCCTGGAGTTATTGAATTAGGGTTAGAACTTTTAAAACTTTCAACAACAACATCTTTAAATTCACCCGATTTCCAAGCTGTACACTCTGATGTTTTATTAATAAAATATGCTCTTTCGAAATCAAAGAACAGTAATAACCCGTGATAATACATACCATATTGTTTTTCCAAATAGATAAGATTATGTATAGTCGATACTGGTAATAGAACTACTTCATTATATACCTGGTTATTATCTAATGGTGTCATAAGAATATTATTTATATTAGCATTAGATAATAAAAATGTGGAAATATCTGTCATGTTTCCTGATGTAATTACAGCATTAGTTATAGTTTTTGAACCAAGCAAATCTTTTTCTTTAAATAAGAAAAAGTCTCTTGGTTGAGAGAAGTCTGTTAATTGATAATTTCCACCATTCTCCTCTTTTGCTTTTAAGTATAAGTCTTTATCGACAAATGTTGCATTATCATCAATAAAAATAGAAAAACTATCATTAAATACAACATTAGTTCTTCGGATCTCATTATTCGCATCATATATATAACTTTCTAATCTAACTCGAAATTTAACAGTAGTTTTATTTTCTAAAATATTAAAATACAACTCTGGTGGTATATTTAAACTTAAATGTAATATAGGAAAATGGTCATTATCAAAGTCTTTTTCTATTCCCATTGAATTTATATTAGGTGTTTTTAACGTAACTGTATCTTGTCCGGGAATAACGATTTCAAGCAAAGAAATTCTATATTTATAATGGTCAGTTTCTTTAACTAAAGCCATTAATAATCATCTCCTTTAATATTTTTTATTAATTAAATGTGTGATAATAAAAAAATAAAGAATAATGTATAATTGAGGTACTAACCTATTCGGTTAGTACCTCATCTTTATTTTCATTAATTTTCTTATGTTTCATTAAACAATCCCTCACACGCATTAACGTGAAACCTAATAAATTTTCACCATTCCATTCATTTGGTTTAAACCGTTTAGGGTCATGAGCAGTTAAACCTATTCCCCATACATTATCATATGGTGATGCTTCTATCAAATACTTGTTTCCAGTATCTAATAACATATTCGTGAGTTCTTTATTATCTGTAAATTTCGCAATATTTGTTAACCACACTATTTTAACTTTATTTTCATCCCATATTTTTTGATCAAAATTTTTAACATTGCGTCCAAGCTCTTTATACATTTTTGGTGTTTTATATTGTTTACTTATGAGTAGTCCGCTCCAAACATCGTTAAATAATAATGCCTTATAAAACATCATACATTGTTCTGCACATGTATAATCTACATTAAATAATGTAAATTCACTATGATACCATTGAGATAAAAACCCATTTTCTTTTTTTGGATTCCAAAAGAATATTGTGTTATCATGGGTTAATTTAATATTATTATCAATAAGATATTGTTTATTTATCATATATCGATATCACTCCTTACAGTTTAAATATATCAGATAAATACATTTCAATATTATTTAACATATCCGAGTCATCAGGATATGCACATATTGTTTGACATACAATTTCTACTATGTCGAACGCTGATTTATTATGTAGATGAGATGACTTTTTTATTGCGGGTATCGTTTTATCAGATATGATATCAATTTTATGGAGCACAACATCATCAAATACTGGCATATCTAAACGCTCCGTCATTTCATATATTCCAAATACACGGAGTAGTAGAGTTATTGCCTTAACTTTACTTATAGTAGCCATACTAAAACCAAAATCACCTAACTTGTATGACTCGGATAGAATAATTCTTATTGAGCGAACAAGATCTATTTTTGACATGAATGTATTATCCACCATCAACCCCTCCTTTAAAATATAACCTTAGGTTTATTTTTTATGTCTGAAACCTTTGCTGTTATCTCCATTAAATTCAATGGTGTATTTGCAAAAAACTCATCATTTATTTTCTTTAATGATATATTATCAAATCTATCAACAATTTGAGATGTTATATCATTAATATCTTTTGTATTTAACTGTTTGTATTGAAATCCTATATCTGTACAATAATAATTATTCATAACAATATCCCGATATCCAGATTTTATTATACTTGATAATAAATTTATATTATTCATATTTTCTGTAATTAAATTCTCATTAAGAGCAGTATCCAATAATTTAAATACTTTCTTAATACCATATCCTTTTATATTGTATATATTCCTATGCTTATTTCCAATAATAGATAATATAAATGGTATAAATTGAGAAGTTATATTATGATTACTATTAATATTATTTGTACGTTTAATATATTTAATAACATTATCTTTAGTTAAAATCTCACTTTCATCTTGCTTGGATATAATTACATATGTATTATTATTTACATATTGATAGTCGTATATCCCTGTAGATACAATAAAATTAGCATTAATTTCTCTATTATGTAAATCAGTAGGTTTTGTGTGTTCCATAATAACTTTAGGCACAACTGAATTTTCTATATTTCCGCTTTCTATAAAATAAACTCCCTCTATATACTCTAATACTATCTTAGCTAAAGGTATTGCATTATGCAATGCTTCGGATAATGAGAAATACGATATGTCATTATTAAATTTATGATAATAATATTTTCTATAGTCTTTATTAAACATACTATTTTTTTGAATACCTTTAAAAGGATACTGAATATACAAATATACATTTGAATGTATTTTATTTTTTGCAAAATATAATCTATAATGTGACGCGAGATTTATTATTTCTGATATCAATTCGATATGTTTATTTTCACCACTTATACGCAAATATTCATCTACTTTAGGATTTGCTAATTTTCTTATAACATCTTCAAGATTTATAAATACATTAACAGCGCTACCTCTAGGCAACCCTCCTATAGTATTTTGAATAATTTCATCAAGTTTTGTAAATTTAACTTTAAATAGATTAAAATATAAATTCATAATATCAGTCCTCTATGTTTACATCAATTTTAAAATAATCTCCATCATCGCTGCACATAAAATCTACATTATTTGAAATTGAAAATATATCTCTTTTGCGTTTAACAGCAGCTTCCAATTCTTCTAATGTTCCATAATCATTCTGAAGTAAAATATCAACTAACTTATCAGCTTCTTCATTGGTTAAGCTTATTCCTTTACCTACAAATTTTGTTGCAGGGTTTAAACTTCTAACATCTAATGTTGTTGGATTATCTCCCCATGCGACTCGCATAACAGCTTTAATCCAATCATGCTTATCACTCTCTTTAAGAGTTCCCAACATAGTTTCTATATTATATTTAAATTCTCCACTTTTTTTAAATCCCATAATAATCACTCCTTTAATAAAACAAAGTGAATAAAAAAAAGATGATAAGTATAAAACTTATCATCTTTTATTTTTTTTGTTTGATGTTATTATCTACGTTCAATATCATCAATCATACGAGCGTACTTGTCGTCATTACCTGTTCTCTTTCCGCCCACATATTTAATTTGTTTAATGACGCTAATAACACTATCTTTGCCTTCGCGTCTTGCGTTTGATACAACAATCTGCTGTGTTGCCGCATCAGCCTTAAACATAAGACCGAGAGCTCTAAAGATGTTTAACTGAACATAGCATGTTCTGTTGTCTTTCTTTCCTGCTTCGAAATCACTTCCGCATAATGGATAAAGTGCTTTCTTAAGTTCATCTTTCATTTTAATGCTGATCTTGTCCATTTTGTTCTTAAGTGCAGCCGGAACGTTATCAGCCGATGATACAATCATAGATGAGTTTGTTGACATAAATAAATACAATGCAACACGAGGATTTGTATATCCTTCGCTCTGCACCTTTAAGTATACTTTTTCAACCCCATCAATATTAAGTGCTGCAAGATACTCCTCAACAAAGTTCTCAATCATTGAGCCTTTGATATCATAAAGAACACCTGTAGGTTCGATATCAACTGCTTTGTCGAGTAAATTCCTTCTAACTGGTCTGTTTGTTTCTGTCATGACAAAATTACCTCCTATTGGTTTTTATGAATTTGTTTTTATTAATATAATAATTTATTATATTACACGCATATAATATATAACTGAAAACCATATTAAACTGTACTATATTCATCGTATATGTTTTCAATCTTATTTTTAATGCTTCTAACATGAGACGCCCATTGTGGATTTGGTGGACAATATATCCTATTTATACTCTCTAACGTTGTCAATCCTTTAAGCATATATTGGCTATATATTTTGTCCCCAAAGTCTATAACGGAGTCCGACTTAGAATTATATGTAAACGCATGTTGATATGCGGTTAAACCGTTATATGGGTATGCATTCATACCGTATAAATTATTTTTGTATTTAGCTAAATCAGATTTTCCATATCCGGATTCTAAACACGCTACAGCTAATGAGAATGATGGTTTTATTCCATGAGTATTATAGTTATGTAATAATGCGTCTTCAATTCCTGCTAAAGCTGGAGCAACTTCTGAAATAACTTTCGTCAGCACATCTCTATCCAAGTTAGCATTTCCAGTTAATTCTGTTTCTGGAAATTGAGGTTCAGAGACTGGTTCAGGTTCTTCTGGTTTAGTTTCTTTTTCTGTATTGGAAGTTAGTTTAGCTTCCGGTCTAGTCTCTAATTGTTTAAGCCAATCACTATACGTTGTGCGTTCCGAAGATTTGTATATTGGCAAATCGAATTGTTCTCCGATTTTTGTGTCGCTGAATAGTTCTACGCCATCGCCGTCTGTAGGTTTAAGTTTGATAATTGGTTCGGTTTTGGTAAGAGTATCCTGATCTTCACTACGATCGTCTGTACTCATAATATCGTCAATAATTTGACCGCTAGCATATGATTCTGTTGCTAATGTGATATTAACGCTCATGCTTAATATGCACATTAACACTAGAATATAAATCGCATAACTTTGACGAGTGTTCTTACTTTCTAATTTTGCAATTCGGTTATAAAGTTTATTATTAACTTTATCCATAATTTCAAATCCTTTCTTTACGCATACATTAATGAAAATACAAATGTGAATGCCCTATATATTGTATATATAAAGGCATTCACTATATTAAATGTATACTTATTTCACTATCATTTTAAATAGCATTTTAATTCCGGCAATTGTTTGTTTTGGTAAGTTAATGATTAACTTATCGTAGTCGGAATTTTTATAATAATCAACAAAATCAAAGTTCTTCTCAATATCAGTGAGCTTTTTTAAATATGTCTTAAAATCATTAGTAGCAAAAGCTCTAGCTTTAACAATTTCGGGATCTCTTTCTTTATATTTTTTATCCCGTTCAATAATATTTATCAACGCAAACACAAATGCGAGATTCTTCTTCACCCCCTCGTAATTTTTATTTTTCCAGTTCTCTACAAGAAGTTTATGATTTTGTGAGTATTCATCCATATAGGACTTCTTAGATGATATTGTTATTTTCATATTACCATCATCGTCCATAGCGAATCCTTCAGTTAAAGATTTATTTTTGTTAATCTCTTTATTAATAAATTTGAACCTATATAATTTAATAGGTCTATCTATATCATATGAACTTATAAAATGTGATATAACATCATCAGTTAATTCTATTAACACAATTTGTTCATTTTCTGTTTTATCGGATAATATCAAATATACTTCATTTTTAATATTTCCACAATATAAATCATCTCCATATCTATCACGTATTACAGTAACATTATCAAGACGACGTAAATTCATTAATCGAACTAATTGTGTATTTGTTAACTTTGTGGATAAATTCTTATAATTAAGATGCATAAGTTTTTCTGTTATAAATAAATTTGTTATTTCATTTATTTTGATTTGTGCTGTAAGAGGAAATGTCTCTATTGGACTAAATACAATATTTCTAAATGCATCATTTTTATCCAAATCAATAATATATAATTCACTTTCTTTATTTCTTCGACATTCTTCAAAATATTCCTGAAGACATGTGCAATGTTTTTCTAAACCAGAATTATATAATATTGTTAATATCTCGTCTTCGTACCCTACTCCATACCATACATTAACTTTATTTCTAGTTATATCTATATTAGATATTTCTTGTATTAATTTATATAGAGCACGTGTTTCAGAATAATCGATCCCGTATAAAACCTTTATAAAGTATTTTATACATATAGCTTCTCTAAATATATGATGCTTATTAGTTCTATCGAGACCTGCTAATCTATTTAATACAATACATGCATTTTCAGCAAGCTTAATATTTCTTTGCTGTAATGATAATACTGCCAATGTACCCAAATCATGTATTACTCTATATGGAATTTCTGTTATTTGAGCACCTTCGTAATTTACATATTTTATGTAATCTATATACATGGTATACAAATTGTTATTTATACGAACCATATCTTTAGCTAACTCATTGTCACGAGTTTCGCACATACGCTTATCCATCATATGGCAATTTTCATCTTCAATTCCTTGTATTGAAGAACGATTGACTATTATAACAGGATTATTCATAGACGGTGAAGAAATATTTTCCGTCACAATACTTTCTATAAGTTCTTTATTTGCATACTTATAAAAAGGATTATCTTCTCCGACCTCTATCTTTAATCCAGTTTCTCTTAATCGTTTATTTATATTAGTAGCCAATTCATTTCTGTCTTTATGTGGACAGTATTTAAAAAACTGAATAGCTTTACGTATTCTAGTTTCATCATTTAATGGATATTTACGTTCTTTTGGAAGACCGAACATTTTATCTTCCAGATCATTTCTATCTTCTGTCGAAAGTTTAGTTTCGAACACATTTCTCATAGTTTCCACTCTCACTTTCATATTTTATTAAGGTAATGTTGAATAGGTATTTTTTACATGTCCGTTTTTTTATTAGCTTTTGGCTGTAGTTTATATATAGCGAAGTGTATTCGTTTAATTATTAATTTACTAACTGTTATAAATGTCGATTTACTACGTTCCTTATCACTAAATTCACTACATCCGAACATCGCTTTATACTCAATACAATACCTATTTTTATGACGTTTCACACACACATCATGATACCTGCACTGTTTACATCCCCTATATAAACTATATATGGGACTGATTAATTCTCGTCCACATACTGGACAAAATTTAATATCGAAACAACCTTTGTATTTATAATCACTTGTTGTTAAGAATAGTTTTTTGCCATCACACGTCAAGTAATGCTTGCTAGATTCCATATTGTCTTTTATTTTAGCACCAGCATGATTTTTTTCACAAAACACACAACCCATAATAAAGCCCTCCTTTATATTTTAAAATATTACTTCATTGTTAATTTGTGTGTAGATTTGAATATATATTATAATCATATAACTATATAAAGAGAAAGGAAGTTATGTAATGAAAAATTATGAAAATGAAAAATTGGACAAATCTACGAATCCTAATGATGCGTATAATATCATTGAGGGTATATTCGCAGAGTATGAAGGATGCATTGATTTGCGACCTAATTACACAAAACTTAATTTGAAAGCAAAATCATTAATGAACCATGCAATCGCTTCAGATCTTATTAATGATTATTATGTTCAAAAACAATTGGAACGTTTGTGTAATGATATATGGGATGATGTGTTTAATACGAACGGAATATATAGAGCGTTGACATCAATCTACCCACCTAAAGAATTATTTTCACATCTTGAAGATGGTATTATTAAGAGTAATAAAGGGGATGGGCTTCTCGTTATTACTAGGGATGAGTTTTTTATCGGCAGAGATATCAGCTCAGTACCATCATTATCTCACAATGATGCTATATCGTTTTTCGAGACTCCTAAAATGACATATGATGAGTTTTATCAAAAGTTATTTAAAAAGATAAATGATACTGACCCGTATGTAATATATGTTGATGAACTCCCGGATGTATTTTTTACAGATCTTGACAGGTGTATTAATTATTATGATATTGCAAATGCCGTTAATACTATCAAGGAAGAGATTTATGAATATGATTGTATTTTAATAGCTAATATTACTGAAATCGGTGCGCCGATTGCTGCAGGTTGTTATGATACATTAGGATTGTTTCGTACAGACCTTGACGATAAGAACAGTCTTGGTTATGATATAGTATTATGTAAAACTAACGGTATTTTTGGAGGTCCAGATGAATGGGTAGCATTAACCTATAATATTGCATGCGAACTTGAAGATAGTTCTCATATCTCCCATGTCAGAGAACTATCTATAGAAAATCTAGTTACCAATTCAATATGCCTTAGTGGGACAGAGTGTGATAATATTCTCGAACTTTGTGGAAAAATTGCTGCCGGTGAATATGCGTTATCGGTGAACTTCTCGAACGCTGTTGAAGCCGCTATGGATATTAGATATGAAATGGTGTGTAACTTTATCGATAATGGATTAGTATGTATCGATAGACCTGGAACAACGAATTTCATCATAAATCTCGATTGGCAATATGATGGTATATATGCATATGATATTGTAGATGAAATCTGTGCTAAGCTGAATATGTTTCCGGGCGAAGCTTCAGTTCCTGCCGATATGTATGCTGTTTGTAACGATCCAGAATATTCTATTTTTGATAATATAGACTTCAAAAAGAGTTTTCGAGGTGTACGCATTAATACTGCTTCTTTTACATATTCGATTGGTGAGCGTCGTTTTGACACAAATCAGATTGAGAACATTTGTGGTACTATTTGTGAGATTATTTCGAAAAACTTTGCGGATTTAAATACGGCGCTGTTTGGTGATGATGAATCGTCCAACTAACAGCATATAAAAGGGAGAGTAGGATTGTTTTATAATCCTACTCTCCATTAATATTATTTTTTTTTGTTATTCTTCAATGTGTGTTAGCATATTAGCATAATGTCTGCAATTTTTCCTACAATCAATACCTCTATCAGCATACTTGCTCATTAATGAACATCTCATAGTGCATTTAGGATATTCCGATTTTAATACAGGAATATCCACACTTTCTGTTAAACGATATAGTTTATATGTGTGATATATTTTTTTACCATTTACTATAAGCATATCCATAAATCCTAAAGTAGTTAATCCTGAAGGCATTTCGGTATATTCATATATAGCATAAGGATACGTTCTACCCTCATCTCTAAACATAGCAGTTAATACATAGTTGAATACATCCTGCATTGTTTCAAATACATGTATACCCTGATATCTTCTGTATGATGATTCAAAATAGTAATATTTACCAGAGTCTTCATACACTAAAAATGTATGAGTTGATGAAGATAAATTATCCAATTCTATATAGTATGTCTTGAATTTATAATCAAAGTATTTTTTGAAATAATATCTTTCATATTCAGTATAGTCCCAACACACACCAACTTTATATTTTTCAAAATCTTGTGGCGATATGGTTCTGTATAAATCTGCGAATTGCTCGGGTTCAATATCATTAGTTATAACTTCTTTATTCTTAGTTAATAATCCATATCCCCAAGTATTTAATACATTTAATAAATCTTTAGGAGTTTTTATTTTTGATGGATTTATTTCTTTTTTTGTTAAGAATCCACCGAAATTAGCTTCTAATATAGAAGATTCAGATGATTCCATTATGCTCTTATTATCAGATTTAATTACTGCAGAGTATTTACCATCATCCCAATCACCATCCGATTTTATAGTTATTTTAGATAATGTCTTATCCGATAACAATTCATTTGTGAATGCTTTATATAGATCTGAATATTCTTTTGCTGAATCTTCATTCATATATTGTCTTGCTTTATTATTGTAAAACTTATTTAAATCATAATGAATAAATGACAATCTATCAGAATTTCCATTAACAAAATCCTCAACATCCTCAGAATCTAAATCAAGAATTAAACTTTTTGTTGTTTTAAATTTCACATAATCTGATTTAGATATTAATGATTGAAATCTGCTACGAAGAGTTGACACAATCTTTTTTCTATTGGATATTTCCGCAGGATTTGATGTATTAAATGTAACTTTAATTCCAACCTGCTGTATCAAATCTATCAGTTTAATCTCTTCCGTATTTAATATATTAAGCTTTTCTATATCTTTAATATAGTTACCATACTCTTCAATAGAATCAAATGCAGACTTACTAACAGTGTATAGGTATACTTTATCATTTATTCTACCTTCTAATGATTTATCAATAACCAATTCAGTCGTATCTTTAAACCATGATGAATATTCTGATTTTTTTATTTCCTTATATTTTATATTGCTATTTTGTTCCATAAACCAGGACAATGCTTTCTTTTTATCTGCAGTAAATACTGTTGATTTATTAAATTTTTCATTTTTATTTTTTGATATATAATATAATTGACGTCCTTTAAAATTAAATAGACCTTCATCTAAAATCATATTTTCATTAATGTACTCATTAATACTCTTAATTGGTCTGGTGTAATAATATACGTTGCGAAATCTTTCATCGTCAGTAGGTTCATCTTCAAACGGAAGATACTCATTATGGAGATGTCCATGTACAGATATTCCATCGGAATTGTGTATTGGGTAGTGTGTCAACGAATGACCTCTATAATTAATTCTATGACACACCTTTTCAAATCCTAGCTCAATATAATCATCAATATCTAATATATCATGGTTACCGATAACCAACCATATATGAGAACAGTTTATATCGTTTAAAAATCTTTCAATATGCTCTTTCATATCTGGGTCTTTTTTATATCCGATGTCACCAAGAATAATTAATGTATCATCATGCTTAACATTAGCATTTATATTCTTAACCATCTCCGCAACGTTGCTCCCATCATTATTTCGATATAAATGCAAATCGGATGTAATAAACGTATTTTGTGGGAACTCATCAATATTTAATACTATAACAGTATCATTTTTTATAGAAGTTTTTACCGCATTTAATTTGTCTTCTCCAGGAAATAGATGAGGATCTTCACATATTGTATTAGAATCTTCCAACACAATTTCACCATTCGGTTTAAGTTTAAAATTCTTTTTATTCAGTGCCGTTTTCTCATTAGTGTTATTAAATACCCATTTAACGGTTCTTATGCTTTCATTACGCAATGCATTAAGCATTCGCATTATAAGTAGTGCTGAATTATGATATCCTTTGTATTTCTTTTCAGTTCGACATACTAATATTATTGCAGCCTCATCTTTTTTCATATTCGGAAATTGAAACACTTCGATGAATGCTACAGGAACACCACCGAATACAGCAACCTCTCTATATATCGAATAATTTGGATTTTGAGTTTTTGGTATATTAATACTCTTTATATCTTCCTCATCCAGTGTGTCGATTATTTCTTTTGTTTGTTTAATTGATTTGGTGAATCGTAAATCATAATCAATATCCATTTCTAATAATAAATCGAAGTTATTAATACTTTCAGTCAATATAGTTCCTGCTGCTCCGGATTTTTTAGACTCGACACTTTCTTTTTGGGATAATAAATATTCGAAGAAGTTATCATAATTTTTATTAACTATTTTTATATAATCATAGTCTTTTTGGGTTTTCATAACTTCATCTTTTAATTTTTCTTTAACTTTATCAACAGCTTGGATTTTTGGATGTTTATTAGCGTTATCTCCACCATCTTTTATTTCAACTTCTAAGTTTAATGATGGTATAAAGAAGTCTGGTATGTAGAATAATTTTTCTCCATTATATGTATAGTAATATGTGTGTGGTGACGGAGCCATAATATCAGAACTTTCAAAATTCATAAATACGTCTAAGAACTGCAAAAATTCTTTTTCATAGCTACCTGTATATGTGACTTTAGTTCCATCAGTCCACACATATTCTCCGGAGATTTTTCTATGTGCTAACATCTTTTTCTGTTGCTCTGGGTCTTTTAATAAATTAACTTTACCATATTTACCCATCATGCGTTTCTTAAACTCTTCTCTATATTTTTCTTTACATTTTGGGTTATTACAAAATCTATTATATTTCCCTGTAGATTCATTCCAATCTGTTGGTTTATGGTCAATGACACAACTTCCTGAAGTTCTTCCTGTTTTTAAATAATATAAATATCTTGCAGGGGTATAATTTTGTGGAAGTTCATCATCATGTTCATCTTCAATATGTGCGTAAAGCCCCTCTATTTTTGTATATGAGTCATCGCATAAAGGGCATTTGAGTTTTTTATATTTTGTAGTCTTCATTGTAATCATCCTTTCAACTCATTTTTATTAAAGAATTGTTAAAACTATCATAATACAGTAAACTTCAATATTCTATCTATATATTATAATAGTATATAGTAATATAACAAATAAACATATTGGGGGAATAAAAATGATTACTATGGATACTTTTAGAGAATTAGATGTTACAAATTTTAATACCGTTATGAATGAGATTTATGCTATGAGAAGGAAATATGATGTTACAGATTCAGTTATAAATTTAAGAAGGCATGATGGGTTGGATTATATAGAAAATCAATTTGTCAAACACTATATGAGTTATAAAGAGCCCGATAATATGCGATTAGAAGTTTTTAATGCATGGTTATTTGTGAAGAATTATAAAATTCTTATCGAAATAATGAACTCGTCAAAAGATGACGTCAGTATGATAACTCATATTGTAGTAAAATATCTTTGTGATGAGATATTCTTCAGATTATGTGCCGAATAGCACATAATCTTTTTTTTATTTTTTTTTTAAATACATTTTTACTTAATCTACATAATAGTAAAATCATATAAAATAAGAAAGAGGTGATAATATGATAAAATCTGAATTAGATTTTGGTCTCGATAATTTCGGGAAACAAAAAATATTATCTCAATCGGAAACTATCGCTCAACTTATTTTAAATATACTATTAATGAGACCTGGACAAATGCCTAGTATGCCCCATATAGGAATTGATATTAGAAAATATTTATATAAATTTGAAGAAGATATCGATTCCGAGGCATTGAAAAAAGAGATAAATTATCAGTGCTCACTTTTGATACCATATCTCGATTTAACAGGTCTTCGTTTAATGGTAGTAGATTATCACGGCGAAGGTGTATTGATGTTAATAATTCCCCTTTCTATAAGTAGTCAAAATGAAACTTTATTGATTGGATTTAAAAAAGACAGTAATAGTGGTGAAATTGTTTTTAATTATCAATTTGAAGATAAATTAAAATAATAAATATATAAAAAATAAGGAGGAACACACAAATGGATAATAATATGGATTTAACTAAAATTAAACAAGCCGCTGAGCAAATTTCTGATGATGATTTTGATAATCAGGAAACTAAAGTTATTGGCGGAGATTTTTCTGAAGTATTAAAAGCTACTAAAGAACCCGAAAAACCTATAGAACAGAAAGAAGAAACTATATCTAATCAACATGATGATGAAATTGTTCCTGTTGAAAATAAATCATATTCTGGACCTGGTTTAGTTATTGATAATGAAGACCTTGATAAACAGGATGACAAACCGATGAAGTACACAGGAATAACTCCTGATACTCAAAGTGCAGTGGATGCATATCTCCAGGAGATGGATGAAGCTATTGACGAATTAAAAGAAAAGAAAGACCAAATTGAAACAGACATTGCTGAAAAGCAAGCAGAAGAAGATGACCTTATTTATAAAGATGATGATGGGGAAGAGGAAGACCCTGGAATGACAAAAGATGAATTTGAGGCTAAATATAATGAAGCAGTTGTTGTTATTGATAAAACTGGCTTCGGCACATTAATTAATTTCACCGATGAGGAGCATGAAAAACTTGAGAAAAGTAAGAAAATTAAACTTGAAGAAGTTGAAACAATCTCTTTGGAAAGTATTAAGACTAAAAAAATCCGCAAGAAATCAGAATTGGATAAGATCATCAAGAGGGTAACTAATATCCATAGCACAAGCATTGTGCTTCCAATTTCAGGATATACAGCAACAATGAAAGGGTGTTCTGCATATGAATTAATTTCATTGATTGATGGTAATAATAATGCGTTACTTGATGCGCAAAATAAATGGAGCTTAATTCATAGTAAACTTGAGTCAACCAGTCTTGGTAATATGAGTTTTAACGATTTCTTATTAAATACTGCAGCAGCAGATTATAATGTATTTATTTATGGTTTATTATGTTCTACATATCCTGATGACGATACTATTCCGCTTGTTTGTGAAAAATGTAAGAAAGAGTTTTCTCATAGATATTCAACCAAATCGTTAATTCGTGCAGAAGCTATGAAAGATAAGCTTAGAGATGCTATTATGACTATAGTTGACAGTTCTGTATCTGAAGATACCGCTAAAGAAGTGCATGCAAATGCACCGATTAGTCAGGTTAAACGTGTAAGATTGCCTCAGAGCGGCATCATTGCAGAAATATATGTACAGACTGCTTATGATCTTATAAATAAATCAATTAAAGACCTTGCAGATAATAAAGATCCTAAATATAATCAAGCATCGATCTTATCTACATTAATTAGAACTTTCTATATTCCTGATCCGGATGAAGATGGTAGCTATTTTGAGGTTGATACTGCTGCAGAAATCGCAAGAACTTTATATACATTAAATGAAAAAGATGTTATGATTATTCGTCGTTTAGGCGAAGATATGATGGAAGACCTTTCTATTGAATTTGGTTTAATGGGAATTACATGCCCCGCATGTAAACACTACACACCAACATTAGAAATGGATCTTGAGTCCATACTTTTTTACAGGTATCGACAGGCGATGACATCAACAATCGAATAAAAAATTTTTATTTATTTATAGATGAATTTTTGGATTTATTTAAAAACCAAATTCCTCTTGACGATTTAAAATATAAATTAAGCTATAAAGAGGCGGTCACACTTAGAAATATTCGTGTCGACCGCCTAAAAAAAGAAAGAGAAGCTTCTGGTGGTATGGACATGAGAGCCCTAGAAGATTTACAGTAATTTCCCAATTACGATGAAGATATTTTTAAGCCCCACAATCTCTCCTGTCGATATAAAAATAAAGAAAGAAAGAAAGGGGCTTTTAAATACATGCGTCATGATATGGTAACAATATTCAATCAGCTAACTTCATCGGAGTTAGCTGATTATACCTTATTTGAAAATATCCTCGAATATCATTATGAGAAATTCAGATATTTTTATTTTTTAATAAATGATATAGATTTGAAAAAGATAGAAAAAATATACTGTAAAGAAAAGAAAAATAATATCAAAGTATATATAGTTCCTCATGAAAACAAATATATAAATGACATAGTATTTGCTATCAATAATTGTAAAAATGATTATAGTTCATCTAAATATTTTACAGTCGATATTATTGAAGAGTATAATAACATTGTCGTTGATATAGGTATGAAAAATGACCGTGAGGAAGGTGATATATATGCTAATAGATTTGTATGATACTGCCGAATTTATAAAAGTTAATGATCTTAAAGAGGTTGATGACCCTGTTTTATTTAGTAAAGGTGCGGTTCCATCCCCTCGTGGATTAATATCAACAGATATATTTGGAGTATCCGTTAAAGAACGAAAAGAAACTTATGCTTATATAGATTTATCTGATACATTTTTACACCCATTTATCTATAAACTATTAAAACGAATGGATAGAAAATTTGAAAGTATTGTCCATGGTAATAGAAGATTTATTATTAAAGATGGTGTATTAGTTGAAGATGAAGAAAACGGGGAAACCGGCTTAAAATTTCTTTATAAGAATTGGGATAAAATTAATTTCGAAAAAAATAACAGCCTTATGCGTAATGAGCGTATAGATGTTTTAAAAGCATATAAAAAAAATATTTTATTCACGAAATATTGGATAGTAATTCCTCCATTCTATCGAGATGTAAATTTCCAATCAATGGAAAAAGGAATACTATCACACAGAATACTCAATGATAAATATTCTAAATTAATAAGATTAACTAGTATTATAAGAAACAGTAATAATTTTGATTTTGTTCTCGATGGAACAAGAGCAAAAATACAGGACCAATTAGTTGATATATATGATTTTCTAAAAAGTAAATTAGAAAAAAAACAAGGTATGATTCGTAAGAATTTATTAGGAAAGTCGATAGATTATGGTGCACGTTCAGTTATTTCTGCACCAACATTTAATGCAAATAAACCATCAGAAATGACTATAGATTTTTATCATACAGGTGTTCCTCTGGCTCAATGTTGTTCGTTATTCACTCCATTTATAATTGCATGGGTTAAAAATTATTTCACCCAAGAATTCGTTAAATCTGGAAATAAATATCCTGTAAAGAATTCAAAAGGCGAAATTGAACTTGTTGAATTAGATAATCCGGAATTATATTTTAATAATGATTTTATAAAAAAACAAGTTGACAATTTTGTATTTGCTCATGCAGATAGATTTAATCCCATTGAATTGCCAGTAAAGAATTCGAAGAATAAAGTTTATTTTTCATTCGTTGCTAGGGAATATGATAAAAATAAACCAGAGAGTGAAAGTAATATTATAGAACGATATGCAACTTGGGCAGATATATTCTATCAGGCTGCTGTAGATATTACAAGAGATAAGCATGTATATGTTACACGATATCCGATGACGGACTATTTTGGAACTTTTCCTAATAAAATAACAGTATTAAGCACACATAAAACAATACCCGTCTATATAAATAATCGTGTGTATTTGAATTATCCGTATATAGATTTGAAAGCATCAAAGAATGAAGTTGCAGTTAGTTTTATAGATACAGTATCTATGTCTAACCTATATCTTGCAGGCTTGGGCGGTGACTATGACGGTGATCAGATTTCAATAAAAGGATTATTCAGTCAAGAGGCTAATGCTGAAGCGGAAAAGCAAATGAAATCTAAATCTCATATACTAAATATATATGGTTCAAATATGAGAAAAATAGCAAATGAAGGTATCCAAACCTTGTATATGATGACAAAATTTGAATAAAAAAAAATAATGGGAAATGCAATTAATATTTGCATTTCCCAAATTTTATCACATAATTTGTGTACTAATAACTTTACTCATTTGTGCATATCTTTGAAATATTAACCATATTTTCTTCAGTATCCTCACTTAATTCGCCGATAGCGGATTGAATACTCTCGATTTTATTTAAATTTTCATTTAATTTGGAAAGTTTATCCTGCATTAAATTTAAATTGGCAGATAAACTATCGGCTATTTCTTCTATTTTATCACAAATTAAATCGATTCGCTCTGCAGTTTCGGGATATCCCATAAGATCTATATAGTCACTAACGCCACGCAATCCTTTTACGCACATATCAATAGAATAGAAATTTGCAATATCGGTATTATCTTCGTTATAATCAACATAAGCAATTCTGTCAGTTATATATTGATGACTTTCTAATACTATTGGATCAATCATATTTGGATTTTGTGATACTTCATCCATTATTTCTGTGATGAATTTTTCATAATTTTCATCCATCATTTTAATAAAGTCATCACTACTTCCACGAGTTCTATATCTTCTTAAATACACTTCTTTATCTTCGATATGCGGGTATACTATAGTAAATGGTATGTCATTCTCTAATAATGCTTTACGCACAACACTATGCGTTGATACTAATATGATTTGAGCTCCATTCTTAATCTCTTCTTTAATGTGTTCGATATAATTGTTTGGAAATTCAGGATTTCTAACTCCAGGTTCTAACCATGAAAATTTACTAGAATCCGAATCGAAAATGCATGCTCGTTCTTTATATAATTCATACATATAAGTTTTTCCTGTTCCAGGAAATGCACACACAACTGGTGATGAATTGGCATTTAATTCGTTCATATTTTTCTCCTCTCAAAAATAAAAATATTGTTATCGACCGATATTATTATTTCCTCATAAGGTAACAGAGGAACATACAAATTATATTACTCCTTTCATTCATAATGATAATATATAATTAAAATAAAAAATCGTATATTACATGCATATGGATATATATTATTAATGTAATATAAATATAAAAAGGGGAGAAATAAATATGAAAATTTATTTTGAAAAAGATGAAAAGTGTATTATTAATGATTTAATTAAATCTGTGTGTGAAGAAATCGAGACTAAAGATATTTCGGAAGAAGTTTGGAAAGTTGATGAACGATTTAAAAAGATAACTAATATTGAAGAATATGAGGATGGTATCGAAGTCACTATCAACCCGGATTTCTTAACAGATGTCATTAAAGAAAATAAATCATTAATAGGAATCTGTATGCCATTATTTAAGTCTGTGTACAGAGCATTCCATAGATATTTTGAAAATATAGAAAACGTTTTCAAAAAGTATATGGTAAAGAAAAATTCTGAAGATACATATACTGAGTAATCGAAAAGAGAATAACGGAAGAAGCGATAAACTTCTTCCGTTATTTTTTTATTCTGTTAAACACATTCTTCTTGCATTTTTATAGTTTAATTCGAGAGATATCCATCTCTGGTGTTCCTGAAGTTTGCCGATAACATTTTCAGGAATATTACCATCTTTACAAATGCAATCATATAATTTGCATAAAAGGGTAAGCATAGTATTTAGATGACCGAATGCTTCTTTAGCAGGATAATCACGAGTTGGGTCAATACATAAATAATCATTATCAGAATCTTTTTCTGCTAATTCCATGACCCCATGAATGCATAATGGATCGATTTTCATTTCAACCATAATTTCTCCAACTTCATCGATTAATTTGCTTAAACACTTTCCATAGTCATCCATGACTGAATGAACTGCATCAAACTCAACACCGATAGCTTTCCAATGAAGAATTTGAATATTGTGTTTTGATAAAACTAATGCTGTAAATAATTTTTGTAAATCTTTCATTCCAAATGACCTCCTTATTAAATAATGAAGTACTGTTCCACTTCTAAGTGATACAGGTCTCTCATTTTTTCTATTATTTCTTTTCTATCAGATTCAGCATTTGACCACTCATCTATTTTCAAGTTAATATTACCATATGCTGTTTGAATTTCCGTATAATGTTTCATACTATTATATAAGAAACGTTTAACATCAAGTAATGCTAGTTCATAAAAAGTTTCCCATGATGTTTTTGTTATAGTAGATAAGTTTGGCGCATGTTCTAATGCGAATTCAATATCTAATATACCATAAGACGTTGCCATATTATATAAATATAATTTGTTTGGTGGTTCAAATTTAAATGTTATGGCAGGTGCCGATACAGATGCTAAGTTAGCATTTGCTTGAGTCATCATTAACATATTATAAGTCTCTATAGAGCCATCAAATGTTGGAGATATAAACCCATTACCAAGTAATTTACTTTTAGGAGTTATTTTTCTTATATATAATATTTCCCTATCAGCAAAGAAATTTGGAAGTATATATATCGATTCCGTATACTCCTCTTTTATACATTCCATGTCTTTAGTTAAATCTATCGACAATTCTTTTACTTGAGGTAAAAATGTGCTGAATGTATTTAATGTTTTTAATTTTATAACATCCATAAGAGCTTCATCTGGGTTATCAAATGGTAATCGTAACCCATATATTCCTAAATCCATTTTTATAGCAGTTAATAATTGAGATAAATTCATCATATGATATATCACATCCTTTTATATTAATTTTACAAGTAATAATATCCAGTATATGATTACATATACCGGATATTTTATTTTTTTTTATAAATTTCTCATATACTGATTTATATCGTGAGAAATTTTATCTTCAAGAGATACGACATATGTTAAATTATTCTCTTTCAATATTACATTCTTTAAATCATCAGTTAACTGCATAGACTCTAATGCAACTTCACATACATTAGAAATTAAATGTACGTTAGTCGATTCCATTGCAATAAAATCTTTAATCATTGATTCCTGAACAGGAGTTATTGCACATTCCTGCACAGTATTACCACCATCTGTTATTTTTTTGATAATTTTTTCAACGGGTTTACTTTCATCTCTATATGCAGTTTTATGGCTAGGTAAAATAACCCAGTCATATGTAACGACATGTGCTTTAGATTGAACAACTGAGTCGCCATTTGGTTTTTTAACCAATGGTGCAAGAGCACGTAAACTGAATGCTGGTTCCATTCCCTGAAGAATG